AGTGTTGGATTTCATTCTCAATACAAAAGTACCAGTAGAACTATTAGTAAAACTGCCTATCTCAAACATACCATCATCGCCACTTGTAACATCTGCTTTAAACCACATAGATACTGTTAAGTCCCCAGCATAGTTATCTCCTAAAGCGTTGCCTAATCCAGTACCACAATCAATGTATTGAGAACTACCAGAAAGGGATGCACTCCCGTCTAATAGGAAGTCTGGGGCGTTGTCTGAAAAACGATAATAGAGTTTTAACCCTTCCCTTATAAAAGGATGGAATACTCTCCTTACAGCAGTTAGGGCTGTGCTTACACCTACGAACATTGTGCTTTAGCCCTAATTAATATAAAAAAAGAACATCACCAGCAGAAACTGCTGAAGATAAGCCAGAGTCTGTGGCTACTTTGGTTGGTCTGATAGGGAGTAAGCTACCTTCCTGGCAGTTCTTGAATTGAACCGCAGAACCACTCATTTCAAAATAATATGATCCTGTTGTACCAATGTATACTGCTTTAGGTTGTGCTTGGGCAGAAGTTGCAGAAATGCTAACTGCCTTATCGACAGATCCAAGTCCCCTGACTACGGCTATTGCTGATCCAGATCCCATGTTGTTTTCCTTCGTTTAGGGACAAAAAAAGCCCCAGGTTAATTAAATCCCAGGGCTAATAGGAGGATCTACGAGTATGTAGATAGGAGAACTTCTAAACAAGCGTTAGCTAAAATCAATACCTTTTTTTAATAAGCGTACACTGGTCCTCCAACCTTTGGTTTTTTCTTCTTCTTTTTCTTCTTTTCTTCTTTCATACGAAAGCCTATGCCTTTAAGAGCCTTATCTTTTAATGAAAGGTCTGATTCTTCTGTTAATACTTTAATAGTGTTTCCTATTGATCGTTTAGGTCCACTGTAAGGAACACCAAAGATCTTTGATAATCCACTTATGTACTCATCTAAAATTTTAAATACTTTTTTGTTATCAAATTCTTTACCATCAAATGTTTTCTTTAATCCTTTTCCTATATCGACAAATGGATCAAGAATAGATACTGGTCCCATTGGGTATGCTACATTAAATGCAGATCGTATCATATATTCAAACGCTTGTCCAAAAAATAATAACCCTGAAAATGGGAATAATAATATAGACACTGCCTGATCTTTATCATCCCATTTAAAACCATTAGATATAAATTGAAATAGAGTTGGTAATAAAAGTTGACCAACAAATATTCTTCTTAAATTTTCTGACCTTGATCCTCTACCAGCAACAAGATTTCTATATCCACCAATAACCATTCTATAGTATTGATTAGGAGATGTCATAAACATTGTAAATAACTTATATGCAGATCCTCTTCTTTGAAAATCTGCTAAATCTTCCACATTACTTGCCTGTTGTGATCGTAAACTTGCTTCTTCAAACTTTCTCATTGCAATGGCTTCTGCATCCTTTAAAGATTTGCCCTCTTTTAATGCTTTCTTTTTATGGTATTTATATACAGTCCAGCCACCTAAAAAGATAGCCTGTTTATCTCCCATTTTTGTAAAAGCATAGGAAAATGTATTTACCCAATCAGTCCCACTAATTAATTTACCTGGCTTTTGGTTTTGCAATGCCAGGACCATATCTCGTTCAAAACCCTGATCGTATCTCATTTCTACCATTTTACTTTTTGACAGGGTTCTGTACATCCTTTTAAATTCAAGTGGATTAAATACTTTAGCAAATTCTGTGGACCAATCTAATACTGGGATGTCAGCCATATACGCTGGAATAGATGCTAACTGTTTTAAATAAACAACAGGATTTACACCAATCACAGATCTACTAAAATTTGCTCTTAATTTATCCATCCACTCCAGGTTTTGGGCTCGGTCCACTCCACCTCTTGCAATATCATCCATAAACTTATTTAATACTCTACTAATACCCTGACCATGAAAATCTATGATAGACCTGGATGTGTTGCGATTCATAAATACCGATCTCATTTCTCGCATTACCTGGGTATAATGAATAAAGTGTTCCATTTCAGTAATGTGTTTCATCATTGTTGTGTCACCATCTGCCCAGGCAAGTTCTTCTACATTGGAAACACGACCTTTTAAACTTCCTGCTGAAGTCATACTACCCATTGGTGATTTTGATTTATTTAGAGTATCGTCACCTTCATCTGCTCTGGCTCCAATTTTTCTTGATATAGGTGAATACATTGGATTGAATGGCATATTCACATTAAATCTTTTTCTGAAAACTTCATTTACTCGGTGATAATACATTGGGTAGAACTCGTATAACTGCCACTCTGCCCATTTAATCATATCTTTTGGCAGTTGGTCCTCTATCTGTCTTTTGGTCTTATTAATATCCCAACCCATTTTTTCAAATGTATTCTCTAATGTAGGATCTTTAAGTTCCATCCACTTCTTATACGCCTGGTTGTAGGTCAATTCACTATATATTATTGGTCCATCAACACCATCACGATGTCTTATATTGATTGTATTGACCGTATTCTCATTTAATCTTTTTGTTAATTTTCCATCTTTAACACCAAATATTTCTTCTGCCTTTTCTCTTAACATAGTATTCATTTCAACCAGACCACTATACTCTGCTAACCTGGCTTGTCTGATCATTGGCATAAAATAGTTATTGATTGCTGATTCCAGTGGTTTAGATGTCTTGTCTAACCTGGATAGTTTATCAAAAATATATTCCAATGATTGATTTTGAGAATCAAATGTTGATAGTTGTTCTTTTAGATCTGCTATCATTCCTTTCTTTTTTAAACCCAATGTTTGAGCCCCTGCCTGTGTCTGGGCTCCTGCACCACCAGTAATCACCTCTAATATTTCTTCACCTATCTCTTTCATTCTTTCTTTGTATGCTTCCTGGTCCTCGATTACTTGCATACGCCCTGCTGTGACTAACTCATCAAATTGCTCTGTAGCCCTTGTTATTTCTTCTGGTGTTTTATGCTTCATAGCACCATAAGTAAGTAATAGGTTTAATTGTAGTGCCTGGTCATCGGTAGGTTCCCCATCTTCACTGGCTTCCATTACCTCACCCATCAATTCTATTTGTAATTCTACATCAGCAGGAGAAAGGTCCATAATACCTTCGCCTTTTTTCTTACCTCTAATATCATTAACAATGTCCTGGACATCAGCACCAACCTTACCTCTTCCTATGCCACCTACCTTTTTGACAGTTGCTTTCTTTTTAACAGTCTTATTCCATTTAGCCAGGGCTGATCGTTTGTTCACTTTATCTACAATACGGTCTATTCTTTCCAGTGCTGTGGCTAATTCTCTTGCTCGTTTTGCATCTCTTACTTTTGCCAGTAATCCAGTAACCTCTGATTTATTATAGATACCTTTAGGTAGATTTTCCCTGGCGTACTTGGTTACAATCTTTTGCAGTTTGGTTATTTCTTTTTCTTTTTCAACTGCACCTAATCTATAGGCTCTCTTGATTCTGTCTTTCAGGTTGGACCTGGTAATGTGTAGATCCTGGATCTTCTTTAATTCTTTTTCTATAGGTGTAGGCTCATCGGTTGCTATCTGTTTTATTCTAATAATACCAAACAGGTCCATCGCAGTCTTTAATGTTTCTTCTGGGTATCCTAATCGTACCAGATCCAGTTCAAAATCTTTCTTGGTATAGGATTTCTTGGTCCCCTTTTGTTCGTGGTATATCTTTGCAAGTGGCGTTACCAGATTGGTAGGAGCCATTCTAAATGATATTCTGGGATCGTGTGGGTTAAATGTACCCTTGTTAAATATGGATTTGATTTGAGTAGGTTCAAATGTTACATAAGTTTCTTCACTGTGTAATTCTATAAAATTTTCAAAATCTGCATAACCAGTTATATAACTTTCATATCCTGATTTATAAGGTCCTGAACCAAGATAATAATCAATCCCAACTCTTTCAACACCATCGTAATCTGTATAAGGTATATTTTTAATTACATATTCTGTGCCTCTTGCTGATTTCCAATTGGCAACACCTTTTTTATCTAATGATTTTTTTAATTCATCAAAGGGAGGAGATTTTTGAAAAATAACCCCATCGTACCCTAACTCTTGTAGTTTTTTCCTTAATAAATCGTTACTACTTCTAACTCCCATTTCTTTATATTCTTTTAAAGTGTAATCAGGCATCTTGTTAAGTTCTTCAAAAATAACTTTAAAAGGTGCTGGGTTTTTAATTGATAAATATACAGGTAGTATATTTGTAGGATTTACCCAGGCAGGAGATGTGTTGGTTTCATTTGAAAACCAAAAACCATTAAAAGGAGCATCTGAATCAACCATTCTTATTTTGTTTTTACTAAAGGCTTTAATGTTTCCAGTTGTCCCATGATACACAACCAGTGGCTTACCATCGTTATCTTTTATCTGGGATCCTTTGAACCATTTTTTAAAGGAAGGTGAGGAAAGCACATCATCTGTAGATGTCATTTTACTGGCTCGGAATGTAGGTTGCCCTTTTAATGCAGACTCTTTCATCTTGCGAGTTACTGGTATGGATGGTTGGTAACCGTCAACAGCAACAGAGACCTCGTCTATTGTTCCTGCCCTTAAAATAACCTGGTCCACCTTTGCATTAAACTTCTTACCCATCTTGTTTAGGATCTTCTTAATAGCAAAGTCGTATACCACCTTGAATCCTTGCCCTCCTACAGTAAGGTCATCGCCTTCTATGACTCCTGTTCTATCTTCACTGTTTCGGATCTGGGTAGCCATCTGTTTACCTAACAATCCTTCCAGGGTAACCTTCTGACCATTGATAGTAGTCTCACCTTCTATGGGAATAGTTTGGTTGAATACACTCTCATTCTTTTTTAATCCGTTTACGATAACAGAAGATTTTCCTACATTTTGATTTTGCAATTCTTCCATCTCTTCTCTAATATTTGGATTACCCCTCGTAGTCGCACCAATAATTTTTTCTTCTGGAGTTAATTCTCTTTTTTCAGCAACTAATTTCTGCCAAGAGATCTGGTCTACATTCTGTCTTAATTCATTCTTCCATCTATCTATTTGCTGATTGGCTGTGGTCCAGGCAATACGATCAAAGTTATTTTCACTGGCATAGCGTAGCATTCTTTTCATTATCAGTTCTATCCAGCCATTGTTTTTGAATGGAGCATCAGGGACACTATCTTTATTTTGTTGATTTAAATAACTTAATGCTTTTCTTTTAACTGTTATTTCTGCTTCTGGATCTGCCATATCTGTTAAAGTTGTAAGCATTCTTTTACCATCTGGTCTTAACATAACAATTTTATTACCAGGTATTTCTTCAATTTTAGAACCTTCTGGTAATTCCGTTATTTGTTGCTTATACCCTTTTTCACGACCTTTTGTGTGCCAGTCAGACTGCAACTCCTCTATGAATAAAACTCGCTCTCCTGTGGGTGATTTGCGAGTATTAAAGCGTACATGAGCCAGTATATTTGGTTCATCGTAGTGACCTGTTGAGAATTTTTCTATTTTATTGTACTTTAATTCTTCAGAAGTCAATGGTCTTTTTGGCAACGTCAGCAACAATTCACGATAATCTTCTTTTTCTCCTGGAAGTTGGTAGGATGAATGTCTGGTAGCAGAATAAGATAGGTTTCCAATAATTCGTTTAACAGCATCCTCATCATCAACTCTTCTTTCTATTATTGCACCAAGAGACTTATATCCCAGCAAATCTTCAGTTTCAATTTTTTGAACTGTAAATTTATCATCTTCCCATTCATCTTTAAACACAGCGTATTCTTTATCTTCTGCCTTTATATATTTAAAATCATAATATATACCATCATTTACAAATTCTAAAGTTTCTCCATCATCTAAAGCATTTCCAGGTTCTTCGTCAGGATATGCTGGATCAACCTGTTCGAACATTTTAATATATTCATTTTTAGTTAAAGATCTTTCTTCATCTAATGTAAAAGATTCACCCAACATCACATCTTTGACATCAATCTTATTTGCCTGGATCCATTCCTGGAGTTCTTCTTTGGTGACCTTTTGCTTACCCTTTAATAAGGTTTCCAAGTCTAACCATTGTATCTCTTCTGGTTTGACCTGGTTCTTTTTTAAGAAGTTCTCAACAGATTGAGACTTCATTGTGGGAGGAAATTGTTCGGTGACTACTCGTTCTGCTTTAGAGTAGAAGGTAGGTGATAATCTATAAGTAGGCTTTGGTTTAGCCTTGAGTTGTTTTAGGAGTCGGTCTCTGTCTGCTTTACGCTTGTAGAAATCTGGTAAAAACTTGGAGACTGCTTTTGGGAGACCAGAGTTGGTCTTACTTTGGTAGTCTTGGATAATTCCAATAAACGCTTCTCGAGCCTCTTTGCGGTCGGACTCATTTGTAAGGAATTGGAACTCGCCTTTTTGTTTTGTGTATTCTTTTGCATTGTATTCATCCGCTATAGCGTTAATTAAGTTATTATTTAAATCGCCCATATCCCACAATAAAATATCTTGTTGATTACCTCTGATTCTTATTGTTTTGTTTGGGAGTCCATTGTTTTGCATCACTTGTTTTAGATCTAATAAATCAGTTTGATCAATAGTTATTTTTAATAAAGAATGTGGACCATCTTCACTACCTATAAAATTGGTAACATCTATTTGGTTAAACATTAATCCAATCAAAGCACCACGATAATTAAGTAATTCCTGGTCTTGTTTACCAAAAAACCTACTTACCATTGCAGATTCATCACCATACTCTTCAGTAAACCCAACAGTGCTTCTGGTTGCTGTTCCCAATCCTAATTCTTCATCAACTTGAGATGTGAACTGCCTTGCCTTAAACTGCCTTTCTCCTTCTGCTCTTTCTACTGCTTGTTCAGGTGTCGTATCTTCGGTTTCTCGGCTAAAAAACTGAAAGTCTGGGTTAGGTGTCCCTGTAAACACATCTTTGCCAGTTTGAGCCATTTCTACTAATTGTTTTGCAAGATTACTTTCATCTGTTGTCATAAGAAAATTGGTTTGGGTTACCATCATTCCCCAATTTTTCTTTCGCATATCAGAATCAGGTAATTCTTCTATTAAGTTGTCAATTGGTATAGGCTCTTTTAACTCTACTAAATTGTCAAAGATTTGTTCAGCAGGGTACACATCGTGTTTTCTAAAACGATCTTTTCCTGTTCGTATTTCTTTTAATGTACCCACATAAACAATTTTTCTTCTTAACTGTGGAGCATCTGGCTCTGCATTATCCAAAGCAATTTGAGTTAAATTAATTTTAGGTTTTTTCTTTGCTTTAGGTTTTTTCTGATTGAACTCTTGAATTTCTTTATTAACAATTCCTGCTACTTTTTTTATGTCATTATCGTTGTCTTTAAGTAACTTATTTGTTCTTCGTTTTCCAACTGACTTTGCTAATTTTTCTTTAACTCTATTTTGAAAAGATGGATTGGCTTCCTGGCTTCCTTTGATCTGATCATACGCTACGACTGCTACGGTGTTAAAACCTTCTTTACCTCGATTAACTAACTTTGTAGCCCCTGCCTTTGACAATGCGAAACCATTATAGTTTTCTGTATATCGCAACCCAAAAGGATCCAGTTTACCATCCAAATCTCTGGCTACCATATCTGCACCAATTAAAAAAACACCTGTAGGATTTACATCTCCTACTTCTGTAACTCTGTAACTGACTCCACTATCAAGATCTCTTTTTGGTTTAGATAATTTTGCCTGTTGGACCTTCTCTCCTACCTTCTTGAAGTCAGTGGCTTCTTCCAGTTTCTTTAATAAGGAATCACTTACTTTTCCTTCCCTGATCGCTTTTCGGAGTTTAAAGGCATCCTTGAGAATGGTTCGAGCATTGTCAATAAATCGGTTGAAGATCTCGGTGAGTTTTGCTCCGATCGATTGATGAACTTTGCCTTGTGTGCTAAATTGTATCGCTTTGCTTGAGAACCATTCGAGGTTGGATTCTCCTGTGTCTTGCTCTCCTGTTGCTTCATTATACTTTCTCCTATCTTCAATTATCTCATTTTCAAATTCTGGATTATTTTCTTGTTCAGCCTTGTAATATTCTTCAGCCATTTCTTCCTGGACAGCAACATACTCATCTGCCATTCTTTTTTCGGTCCCTGCTGTGGATATTCTAACAGAGCCACCAAACGATGTACCAGTAATAATTATTTTATTAGGATCTGTTTTTTCATCAATACCATGATCCTGTAATACCTGTTTTGTTTCTTCATCTGTCCATCCTTCCTGCTCTACTTCATCAGCCAATGTTCGGTCCAAATATTCTCTTTCAATCGCTATACCAGACTCTGATTTGGCTTTATTGATAAGTTCACCAACAAAATCCTTACCTTCCATTTGTTGCTCTTTGATGTTTACCCTGGCTCCTGCTTCCCTAAACTCTGCTTCTGTTTCTGGGAACTTCTCCATATCCAAATTTCTGCGGATCATTTCCTTACCAAGTTCGGATCCAGGATCTATCTCACCTGTTTTCTGGGCAATACCTATTTCCATTGCTTCTTCTTTGGTAAGCGATCTTCCAAAGTCACTTATATCTTGATTGGTAAGTTGTCGCAGTTGACCAGACTCAATGGCTTCTAATCCTTTGGCTTTGGCTTTCTCTAATTTTTGTGATTTAAACTTTTGGGTTGCTAATCGTGTTGCTCCTGATGGTGCTGATTGACCTATTTCTGCTATCCCTTCTGCGATAATTGCTGATGGCTGTATTTCCTCTCCAGCACTTAATTGACCAGTTGCTTCACCTGTAGAACCTAAAACTGCTTGTGTTCCAACTTCTTTTGATCCCTGTATTGCTTTACTTGCCAATGATTTACCTGGTTTCATAAAACGACCAGCAACCCCTGCACTTACTAAATCAAATATGGCAATAGGTACACCTTTTCTTAACCCTAATTCTCTTGCTTCAGACATTATTTTTTCATCAGAAAAACCTCTTGCAAGATCATTTGAATCTTCAACATTAACACCTAATTCACCCATGACCTCTAACATCTTGCCACTATACTCTAAACCAAGAGATGTTAGACCAGCAGAAGTAATACCACCATATAATGCACCACTACCTGCACCTGCTATTGTACCTATTCCTGGGACTACTGAACCTACACCTGCACCAATACCAGCACCTGTTAACATACCTGCAATTTGTGTCGGTAAAAATGATGCCAATGATTCAACGACTAACTGACTTGTTATTTCAATAGGATCAACTGCTAATGTCTTTAATGCTTTTCCAAATGTCTCTGATTTATTAAACTCATTATACGCTTTTGATCTTGGTATACCTCTAATTTCTGCCTGTAATGATGCGATTTCTTTTAATCTTTCTTCTGCTTCTAAACCACCTTCTAATCCAATGACATTTCTTGCCATTTGACCTTGCTTGTAACCTGATTTTATCGCATTAAAGAACCCTTGCCACTGATTGACTTCCCCAGGTCGCAATCCTGGTTTTATTAGTGGCTCGACTTGTTGTTTAGTTTGTGTCAACTTTCCAGCACCACCACCATAATAAGATATGTCCTGGTAGGTACTTTTTCTAACAGCATCCTGTACTTCAGGAACTTCGTTTTCTACCTTCTTTTCAATCTTCTGAACTTCACCTAATCTCTTTGCAGGATCAGGAGCATTAATAATGTTATCTTGGCGTTGGCGTTCCATCTCCAGGTCATCAAATGCCTGGTCCAGTATATCGTCTAAATAATTACGCTGTTGTTGTGGGTTTAATGGATCTGGCATTATCTATTTTTTAATTCTGCTAATAATGGAATAATTCCTTTACCATACTTTCTAACCAAATCACTTGTAGCCTTATTTTTAGCGTAAGACACCATATCAATTCCTGATGGCAATTTTTGAATTTTATATATTTCCATATACCGTTCTACATCTTTATCAAACTCATTATTAATACTTTCTTTATTTTTATCTATTTTTCTTATATCAGGAGTTCGAGTTCCATATTGCTGTGCTAATGATGCCAACCTTAAACTATCCCCATAGGCTTCTACCTGTTGTTTAAATAGTTCATTACCTTCTCGTGGGATATACTGCATAGATACTATTGTATTTCCTTCATCATCATCTTCTTCTACTGTTCGCTCTTTATATGCGAGATCTCTGAATTTCTTTTGCTCTTGCCCAAAGCGTAATATATCTTCTTGTGGAGATGCTTTTTTTACCTCTTCAGCATAGGTTCTTTTTGCTTTTAAAGTATCTGCTTTCTTTTTTGTTTGTTTCGCTTCAAGTGCATCTAATACTGCTTGAAACTTTGATTGATTTTGTGGATTACTCACGATTGACTCATTTGTTTCATTAGTTCAACGATCTGGGCTTCTGACAACCCAAAAGATGTCATTTTTTCTATAAATTTATCAGCATCAGTTTCACCAGATAAATACGATTCAAAAGTATCGCTAACTGCTGTGCTATTTTTAATATTTGCCTTTTGAGCATACACCTCTACTGATCGTTTGTCATCTAAAGTAAGTTGAGATCCTGTACTCGGATCGAAGCCACCGTGATACCTGGTCTTATCTGATGGGGTATCGTATGCGACTGCTCTTCCATATTTATTCATAGCATCTGTATAAGATTGATCAGTGGCTTGTTGATCTTGTGCCTTTGCACCATAGTATTGCCCTGCTGTTTCTATCCCTGCTGATAACACTCCAAGACCAGCCTGTCTACGCTCTGCCTTATCCTGGTCCATTCCTCTGGCATAATCCAGTTTCGCTTTACTCTTGGCTGTTTCTTCACTTTGGTAGATGTCCTTACCAGTATCTGTTACAGTTCTTCTGACGTCAGCTTCAGCTTCTCGCAAACCTCTTTGCAATGCTACCGAACCACCCATACCTCTGTTAATTGCACTACCAATATATCTATTTCGAGCAACCTCGGCATTTCTTCCTGCGGTTGAACCTACCCTGTCCATAATATTTTTTTCTTGTGCTTGGGATAGATTTCCTTCCCTTGACCGTTCTCTCATTAAACGACCATATTTAGTATTTTGGTATTTTGTTTGCAATAATCGACTTCCAGACTGTGCTATTTTTCCTGCACCCTGGGCGATCATCATCATTGTCATTGGATCCATTGCCATGATTTACTCCGTTTCAATTCTCATTTGTTCCACCGAGAACGAATTGGTACTCGATGGTGTGGTTAATTCAATTTCAAAGTTCTTTCCATATCTTTTGATGGGAAATCGATTGACTCCTCCATCTGCTGTAATACTTTTTGTAAAGGATACACTACCTGATCCATCCAAGTAGATATTTACAGTTAATGTATCGGTTCCTGTAAACTTGACCATCCCATATCGTATTAATCTTTTTTGGTCCAGGTCTAAACGAAAGCGTTTACTTTTCCAAACAACCCCTACTGCTTCACTTGCATCAAATTTCTTTAAATTTTTATCTGTTTCATCCCAGGCGATTGGACCACTATTTTCTCCAAAAGATAAAATATCCAAGTTAGCACTGGTATCTATTTTCCTCCAGGTATTAAGTACAATATGATACGCCCATACAACTTGTACTGCTGGACTACCTACTTCCCAGGAATACAGTATTTCATTATTCTTTTGATCGTATACACCTTTTATGGATTTTTTATCATTTGCAAGTAAGAACTGGTCTTCAATTCCCAATGTAATTTTTTCCATAATGGATGGTGTTGCATCGGAACTGGCAACTGTATTTGCATCCAGCTTATATATTCCATCGTGATGTACAAAGTATACACTATCGTGGACCTCAACTATCCCCTCTGGTGCAATATTACCTATATTGATCTTGGTTTCCTTTCTGGACCAGGTAGTAGGATCGGAAGGATCTACTACATCCAATACAAATATAGCTTGTGCTTTGAATACGATCAGTCTGCCAAACAACTCCGATAACCCTGTTATTTGTCCACCTTCTCTATCTGGGAAAGGTATCACATTACTTACTGGTCTTACATCGTAGGCATTTAACTCACTGTAGGCTACCCAATCGTTCTGTGCTTCATTTTCGTTTCCAGGATCTAAAACAATATTTCCCAGGAACAACCTTCCTTTTAATATTTTAGCATATTGGGCATTGACCTTTATCTTATCTTCCTGCCCATAGGGATGTTCGCCTAATGAGGACAATCCTTTATCAATAACTGTTATTTCATTTAAAGAATCGCTCACAATAGTAGAAACATCTGAAAAAGAAGATATAATAACTTCTGGATCGGTCCAGTTACTGGATTGAAATGCCTTATCGGTTTCTATAATTGTGAATCCTAATTGCTCATCCCAGGATGTGTATGCTTTTTCTATTTTAAAGGTTTGTGTTTCTGATGGACTACTTTTTGTTGCTGTAAATTTCTTGCCTACAATACTGCTGATCTTCATGGTCCCATCTGTATCTCTCCAGGGAGCCATTGTATAATCACCATCTGTCACTTCGCTGGGTTGAGGTATAATGATACCCATATACTTTCCAGCAAATGCCCCTTCACTTTTTGTACCGATCTGTGTATTCCAACCAGGACCTATTTTTTCTTTAAATATTTTCCATGATTCATTATGCCTTCGACCTTTAATATCGTCATCAGTAACAAACTTATACCATCCAGTCACTGTTGCAGTATCTGCCTTTATTGGATCAAATTTGCTGTGTTCTTTTGCAAGAGTAGCATCTCCTGCACTTCCATCCCACCCCCTGGTAACTGTTAAATCGTTTCCACTTATACCTGTGACCTTTATT